CTTTATTACAATCTAAGCACGAGCTTGCAGTGAACGCACAGCAGTTATTACAGTTCTTTGCCACAATTCAGAAAACAATGGAAGAGGCAAAAATTGAGATTGCGACCATGACAGAGGAAGCGGTCTTACAGCTGTTACATGAGATTGATTCGAGAAAAGGAATCAAGGCAGCAGTTGAAACAAGACTTGCCGATCTTTCCGTAGATTCCGATATTAATCCGGAAGAAACCGAAGAACCAGAAGAACAGCCGGAAGGTGGCGAGGAGAATGACGTATAACTATTTTCCAGAAGATATCAATTCCGATGATGTTATGAAAATGCGGTTTGAATTGGCGGATACTGATGTATCCAAAGATGAAATGTCAGCTGCACTTTCCGATGAAGAGATCACAGCTGTATTAGAACAGTATCCAGATAATTTCAAAATGGCAAAATTGAAATTGCTAGAACACATGATGTTCAAATACGGACAGGACGTAGACAACAGTGTTGGTCCTGTCTCTTTTAATTTTGGGAACCGTATGAATTTTTGGAAACAGCTTTATGATGATCTGAAAAAGGAAATTGCATCTTTAAGCGTTGGAATCAAGCCGTATGAGAATGAAAAACGAAAGTATTTCTA